ATTTATGCGCATCTCTGAGTACCTTATTACTTTTTCTAAATCAATAATTTCTGATTCAGTAGAGTCTTTACCCTCATAGGATTTAAAACCTGCTCTAACAACATACTTTATTATGTTACCTCTCCAGAACTCAAACTTGTTACGCATTATAAATTCAATGGGTTCTATCACCCAACGCGAGTAGTGTTGTGGTTCTCTCACTATTTCTTCATTTTTCTTCTTAGCCATAGTCTTCTCTCCGCATAGTTTACATTTAAAACCTTTTAGTGTGCTGTCTCCGCACCATGAACATTTGGGAATCATATCTTTTCTGCATAAAATACCTTAACCCATTGTGCACAGATATCTGATCTTACGATATCGTCTAGTGTGAACTCAACTATAGGTACTGGTAAGCTATATTTCTTAGCTAGGTGGGTAATCTTGGTTAGACCATCCCCTTCTTTAAGGTCTGTTTGTTGTATGTCTCCATTAAGAACTATAGTAGAGCCTTCCCCTACTCTAGTAAGTAGCATCTTAAGCTCATGTGTTGTTATGTTTTGAGCTTCATCACAAATGATGAAAGCATTGTCAAACGAACGACCTCTCATCAGAGCTAAAGGAGCCATGTCTATATTACCATTTTTAATACCTGTTTCAACTGCACCTTTTCCTAGGTGTTTAATTAAAACATCAAGCACTGGTAAAGACCAAGGAGCTACCTTCTCTCCCAAATCTCCTGGTAAAATACCAATTTCTTTTCCAACTGAAACCATAGGTCTTGTAATTACAATTTTATGAATAGCTTTAGTTGTGTATAGGTCAGCCGCCATTGTAGTTGTTACATAAGTCTTACCTGTCCCTGCAGGACCAAATACAATTACTTGGCAAGATGACTTTATAGAATCAATTAATAGTTTTTGATTATCATTCTTGGGTGTAATGCCAGATGTCCTTTTACTAGAAGCACCTTTGTAAGTAGTCTCTCTTTTCTTGCTCTTAATCTTTGGTTTTTGTTGGGTCATTATTTCTCCTGTTTAGCAAAAGGGAGGAACTGTTAAGAACCTCCCTAATAGTATCATATATATACTGTTGTTGTCAAGCTTATTCGCAAGTACGAAGACCTGTAGCAGGGTCAAAGTAACAGGCTCCACCTTCGTCAATGAAGTTATCTTCATCTACCTCTGGTTCTACTACTGCATCCTCTGACGTTGCCGCATTGAGTATGCCAAATCTCTTACCTGAAGCCCTGAAGGTAGTACAACCTGATGAACCTCCATCGTAAGCCGCCATGTATACATCCTTGAACTGTTCCCATGTTACATCGTCTCCAACATTACATGTCTTAGAGCAAGCACTGTCCACATATTTAGATGCTAAGTTAAGAACTTTAACGTGATCGAACACCGATAGTGCATCTGCAGTCTCTCCCTTGATACCAAATACTCTGTAACCGTAGTCTTCTACTCGCTCTACAATCGGACCATCGAATGTTTGTATAGTCCTATCGTAGAAGTGTGAGAACACAGGTTCGATACCAGAGCTTACATTATCAGCACTGAGACTGATAGTGCCAGTAGGAGCCACAGAAAGTAGGTGGCTGTTACGGATGCCGTGTTTAGTGATATCTGAACGGATGTCATCAGGTAATGTTTTAGCAAATTCACTGTTTAAATATTCCTCTTCGAATAATGGAAAGGGGCCCTTTTCTATAGCAAGGCTTATTGATGTTTTGTAACATGTATCTCTAATAACTTGCATGATTTCTTCTAGATCATTTAAGAATCCTTCTGAACCATAGGGGTTGCCAAGTGCTTCAAGAGCATTAGCTACACCAGTCACACCTAGACCCATACGTCTCTTACTCTGAGCTTCCAGCTGTTGCGCTGGCAGAGGGTAGGTAGCTCTATCAACTACGTTATCCATTGCCCGTACAACATTAGGTATGTCATGTTTTAGCTTCTCTAAGTTGAAACCAAAACCAGAGTCAATGTTCTTCTCAACATATTGCGTCAAGTTGAATGAACCTAGTAGACATGCACCGTTTGGTGGCAAAGGCTGTTCTCCGCAAGGATTGGTGGCTGCTATGTACTCACAATAGTGTAAGTTGTTCTTACGATTGATACGATCAATAAACAAGATACCTGGCTCTGCCCAATCCCATGTCGAGCGTAAGATGTCATCCCATAAAGCTTTAGCTCGGATAGTACTATATACTCTGCCTTCGAATACTAGATCAAAGTCACTGTCTTCTTTAACAGCTTCCATAAAGTCATCAGTAACACCGACTGACATGTTGAACTGTGTCAAGTTAGTTGAGTTGTTCTTAGCTTTGATGTACTCTAAGATGTCTGGATGATCGACCCTTAAAACGGCCATTTGTGCGCCTCTACGATGACCTGCAGAGCTGATAGTCTTACATAATGCATCGAATATACCCATAAAGCTAAGAGGGCCGCTAGAACGGCTGTCTAGGCTCTTGATGAGTGCTCCGTGTGGTCGTAGTGTAGAGAAGTCATAACCAATACCCCCACCTAGTTGCATAGTCTTAGCAGCTTCTGTTGCTGCCTTCATAATGCCTTCCATACTGTCTTCAATAGTCATTGATACGAAGCAGTTGTAAGGTGTCACTTTACGAGGTGAACCCATTGCGGATTGCACTCGACCTGCAGGTAAGAAGCGTTGATCAAGTAATATTTCTCTGAACTGATTGTAGTGGTCTTCACTGTCCTTGAGGGAGTCAGCTACCCGTGCCATAGCTTCTCGAAAGCTCTCACCTTTAGAGCGATACTTCATAGCATGTATTTCTTCTGATATTCCTAGGCTTGGTCCTTGGTGGTTTTTAATACTCATATGTTAATCCTTTTTAAATTCTTTATCTATTAATAACATTACACGGAAGAGGGACTGTGCTTCACTTATCACCGTTAGCCTCATACCCTTGCCCTCTTTTCTTGAAGTCTTCTCTCATCCATACTAAGTTATCTATATCGCCACGAGTAAGGCCTATATCATTTAACTCTCGGTTAGATAACCTGTTGAGATGTTTTATAGTATCCCTGTGCATCTGCCATGTTTGAAGGTAGTTGTAGAACCTGTATAACCAAAGGAATGGGTTACGTACTAAACTACATATACACCTTCTTGCTTTACTGTTTAATATTTTCTTTATCATCTATTGTCTCCTGATCCAGAGAGAACACCACGTTCTTCTCTATCGTTAAGTTTATTCATGTTAATATCTAACACGTCCGTCAAGTCACTGCCAAAGTAATTTGCTAAAGCAGTTAAGTAAAATGCGACATCTCCTAGTTCTTTAACGATGTCTTGGGTTTCTATCCAAGTGTTGTCACGTAATAGCTTTTTAACCTTTTCAGCTATTTCACCTGCTTCTCCGACAAGACCTAAGGTATTTTCAATTAGTCTAGTATTACCTTCTGTCATTATCTTACCCTCTACCCACTGAGAGTAATTTCCTGTGTGTGTATTATTTTCAAAGTTTGTCATAAGCTCACCTCTGTTACTTCCATAAAGTCTATTATACCATCTTCAAGATCGTAAAGTACAGAAAGAACCTCATCTTTAACAATGTCTTCTCTGTCAGTAGGGTTAAGCTCCAGTACAAACTTGTCAGCTTCCATTCTTACTTTAAATGTTACTTCATATTCCATACTATCCTCCATAAGTTTTCTTAAGAACGTCTAGAGATACCCACTGAGCATCATACTGACCTTCTATTATATTGCGTTTAATAAGAACACCTTTCCACCATTCTCCGTTAGACTGACCTGCCCAAGTTTCTTTAGCACCTTTAAAGCAACCTACTACTGCCCCTATTCCTCCATTAGAGCCTACGTCTTCTTTGAAGTACATATCACGTTTGTGACTGTGGCCTACTGAACAAGACCTGTAACGCTTTTGTAGAAGAGAGTAAGCGTGGTGAACACCACTAATTGCTCTGCCAAAGTTACCTGCACCAACGTAGTGTGCATAGTCTACACCATCGTAGTTGTATATAGCAGGTGCTCCGTTTTGATAGGGATGATATTCATCAAAGTACTTCTTAGTGTTTAAGTGAGAAAAAGAGATACCATACTTAGAGCCTTCTAGTCTAGGGTCAAAAGATATAGCAGTACTAATTCGTGCTTCGTGATTACCTTCGAAACCATACCACTTAGGTCGTCTACGTCTATGTTGTTTAAATCTATAACGTAGAAGTTCTTGAGATTCATTGTAGGAATCGATGTCCCTCTCGTAGTTTTGAGATACAACAGCCTCTGGTTTACGTGTGTCGTAAGAGTTGAGAGATTTCATATCTGCACCATCCCCTAGGTCTACACAATAATCAGGCTTAACATCATATATTAGACCACCTAGCCAATCAAATCTTTCGTTACTTACCTCAGGTGATGCGTGAGCACAAGACCAGACCACTGCTGTCTTACCCATTGCTGATTTTGATATAGTCATTTCTTTATCTCCTTAGTCCATTCCTCTGGAACAGTTTTATCTGAATATAGAAAGCCATTACTTTTACACCAATCTCCGTAGGTGCTTTTAGCCCCTTTATAGAGCTTGGCTCGTGAGTTGTTGAATACAAAACGTATATCGTGTTCTGGAAATTGTTTTTGTATTTCTTTATGTTTACGCCTGTCTGTAGATACGAAGCGTCCTTTAGTTTCAATGATGATACCATTCTCTAGAACGAAGTCAGGTGTATAGCTTCTCACCTTTAAGTCTGTCCACTTGATCTTAGTCTCTTCGTATGTAAAACCGACACCACGTTCAGCAAGGTCAGTAGCCGTAGATTCCTCTAAGCCAGACCTGTAACCTTCTGCAATACCGTGAAACCTAGTACGTTTA